ATATCTCTCTGAGAACCTGAACTACAAAGCCTCAGGGCTTCTCAAGACGTTCCCCAAGTATTTCCCAGACATGGCAACCGCTCAAAAGTACGAGCGTAACCCCCGCGCCATCGCTAACAGGGTCTACGCAAACCGTATGGGAAATGGTCCAGAGGAGTCTGGCGAGGGTTGGAAATTTGCCGGAAAAGGTCTGATCCAATTGACCGGCAAAGACAATATGACCCGGTTTGCGATGAGCTTGGAGATCACTCCTGAAGAAGCGGCAGAATACTTACAGACCTTCGAGGGAGCAGCCCAGTCAGCCTGCTGGTTCTGGGAGAGCAACAATTTAAACAACTATGCCGATTCCGGGGATTTTCTTACCCTGACCAAGAAGATCAATGGTGGAACCAAAGGTATGGATGATAGGGAGCTTCAACATGCGCGTATTCGCCGTATTCTTGGTATTTAGCCTACTGGGGTGCGAGCGGTTCAGATACCCCTGCCAAGACCCTGATAACTGGGAAAACAAAGAGTGTAAACGACCCTACTGCGCAGTGACAGGAACCTGCCCAGACCAGCTTATGAAACCGGAGGAAATGAAGGATGAACCCGTTAAAGTTGATAAGCCAGTTTCTTGCAATGACGCAGGAGCAGCACGATGCAGTAATTAAGTTCTGCATCGCGTTTACCTTTTGCTGCACTGTGGTCATCATGGTGGGGGTCAGCCTTTATAGTGTCGTTTTTGTAACGCAACCCATGAACGGCATGGCACCTGCGGACAAACAGTTTTTCCTGATCCTGTCCGACATGTCCAAGTACATCCTTGGATCATTAGCAACTCTCTTGGCAGTTAAAGGCAAAGATGCTCTGCCACAGTTTGTGCCTCCCAATCTCTCGACCAAGGAAGAGCGCGAGGACAAGCCCATGCCTATATCTAAGCGCCAAGAGCCAACCCTTGACCCCGTAAGCTCTGCGCCGCCAGTTCAACAAGGCTACAAAGGTAAACCAGCCCCAGTACAACCACCGCATCCGGAGATCGAATAATGAAGCTTATCAAAATTGCACTGTTAACTCTTTTGACCCTGACTGTAAACTTAAGCTGGGCTGGCGGTGAGATCAAAGAAGTCTGCACCAAGGAAGTAAAGAAGGGCAAAGAGGTAGAGGTTTGCAAAAAGATTAAGGTTCACAAGAAGCTTGATGGCACCGCTGTGCCCCCTAAGAAATGATGAACCCTTGGGTCATCCTTGGCGTTGTATTAGCCGTGATTGCGGCGTTTAGCACCGGCTATTACAAAGGGGATGAATCAGGTCAGGCTTATGTCCAACAGCAGTGGGACAAAGAGAGAGCGGACTCCCTAGCCCTATATACCGCAGAGGTTGAGAAAGCTAGGGAAAAAGAGCAGAATTGGCAACAGGCTGCGAACAATATCAGGCAGGAAAAAGACCGTGAACTCAAGAATCTTAATGCTCGTGCTACCGCTTTGGCTAACGGCTTGCGCGACCGCCAAGCCCGCCCCACTGATGGTTCCGTGTCCAGTACTTCCGGCGCTAAACAAGGTGGATGTACCGGCAAAGAGCTTTACAGAGAGGATGGAGAATTTCTTGTCAGGGTCGCCAGAGAAGCCGACGAACTCAGAGCAGCCCTCAAGCAATGCTACGCCCAATACGAATCGGTGAAATAAAATGCCATTAAAGAAACTTCTTTTCAAGGCAGGTGTAAACAGGGAAAACACACGATATACCAATGAGAATGGTTGGTATGACTGTGACAAGGTCCGGTTTCGCCAAGGCACACCTGAGAAAATAGGTGGCTGGGAAAGAATTTCTGAGAACACTTTTGACGGTGTCTGCCGGTCTTTGTGGAACTGGTCAACTTTAAACAGCACCAATCTAATAAGCCTTGGCACGAACAAGAAGTTTTACATCTCTCAGGGCGGGGAATATTACGACATTACGCCCATTCGGGAATCTGTCACGCTGACCAATCCCTTTGATACCACCAATGGCTCTTCAACTATCACCGTTACCGATGGTAATGGCGGGTATCAAGTTGGCGACTTCGTAACTTTCTATGGGAGTTCCGCAACAGGAAACCTGACCATTCTTGGCGAACATGAAATCCTTTCCATTAGCGGGAACGACTACACCATAGCAATGTCTTCGGATGTGGTGATTACGGCAGCAAGTCCTGCTGTGTTCACAGCATCGTTTAAACTAGCCAACAACACTCCGGTCGTTTTATCTACTACCGGGTCTCTCCCGCCTCCGTTTGTTGCCGGAACGACGTATTACGTTGTAAACACATCAAGCTATACGTTTAACCTAGCGGCGACTTCTGGCGGCACGGCTATCTCTGCAATCGGCAGCTCTCAGGCTGGATCTCACACAGTTACCGCCAAGGCAACTTCCACGGTGACCAATGGCGGCGGCACAGTTCAGGCTGTTTACCAAATCAACATTGGTTCAGAGATTGCTGTGCCTATTACCGGCTGGGGCGCTGGGGAATGGGGCTTTGGCGAGTGGGGGATTGGGACTACTTCTAATCAAGCATTGAGGCTTTGGAGCCAGACAAACTTTGGTGAAGACCTTGTTTTTGGACCACGGAACGGCAAGCTCTATTACTGGGATGCCAGCGTTGGTGTCTTTGGCACAACGGCTTCTATTACCATCGCCAGCCCTGCGGTGATGACGACAGGATCGGTTTTAACCGATGGCATGGCAATTACCCTAACGACCACGGGAAGTCTTCCTACAGGGCTTTTACCGGGGGTTGTCTATTATGTGGTCAATGCCTCCGGGGTAACCTGTAACCTAGCCGCCACGGCAGGTGGAACGCCTATCAATACATCCGGAAGTCAATCTGGAACCCAGAGAATCTCTACCAGAGCGATTGCCGTAGAGGACATGAGCGGCGCGTCTAATGTCCCGCTCAAGCAAAACTATCTGACGGTCTCAGACATTAGCCGGTTCACCTTCTGCTTTGGCTCAAATGATTATCTTGGGACAACCTTTGATCCTATGTTGATCAGGTGGTCTGACCAAGAGAGCGTCACAAACTGGACTCCCTCTGCGACCAATCAGGCAGGTAGTGTCAGGCTTTCTCATGGATCTCAAATTGTTACTGTTCTCCAGAGCCGACAGGAAATTCTGGTCTGGACAGACACATCGTTGTATTCCTTGCAATACCTTAATCCTCCGATTGTCTGGGGTACCCAATTACTTGGCGACAACCTCTCCATCATCGGGCAAAACGCTACGGCATTAGCCAGCGGCGTGGCTTTCTGGATGGGTGTGGATAAGTTCTATAAATACGACGGTCGCGTACAGACCCTGCGATGCGACCTCAGGAAGTTCATTTACAGCGACATTAATCTAGATCAGGCAGACCAGATATTTGCCGGAACCAATGAAGGCTTCAATGAAGTCTGGTGGTTCTACTGCACATCAGGATCAACCGTGATTGACCGGTACGTCGTTTACAACTACGTAGAAGACATCTGGTACTACGGCGACCTTGGAAGAACAGCGTGGCTTGACTCCCCATATCAGCAGGGACCGTTGGCAACCACCTATATTAACAATACTGTAATCCACGAGATCGGCAACGATAATAAAGAGACAAGCTCAACGCAGCCTATTGAGGCATACATTAATTCTGCGCAGTTTGATTTGGATGACGGGCACAACTTCTCCTTTGTTTGGAGGGTTCTGCCAGACATTACCTTTGTGGGATCGACCGCCGACAGTCCAACCGCGACGATGTATTTAAAGCCATTGAAGAATTCAGGCTCTGGATATACCACCCCGCCATCGGTGGGCGGCTATGCCAGCCATTCGGTTACAAGGACAGCGACTATTCCTATAGAAGAGTTCACGGGACAGATTTACACGCGGGTCAGAGGCAGGCAGATGACGCTAGAGCTTCGGTCTACCAACATTGGTGTGGCATGGCAGCTAGGCTCCCCACGACTTGACATTAGACCTGATGGGCGCAGATGAGTACTCAAATTGTTACTACGGAATCAGTGGAGCTTTATTCCACCAAGGCTCCTGCATTGCCGTTTGCGCCAAATGAATACAGCCGGGAATATCACAACCAGCTAAACAGTATTCTGCGTTTGTACTTTAATACACTTGATAACTTTTTGGCGCAGCTTATGGCTAACTCATCGACACTACCCATCTCAATCGGGGGCACCAATACGGATGCCTTTGGGCGGCTTCGAGTAAGTCAGCCATACACCCTGTTTGACAGCCAGAACAGATACGCGGCTGACAATCAATTTGATATAGCTACAACCGGGACAGGCACAACTTCCTTCCTTTCTAATGAAGCAGCGGTGCAGATGCAGGTGACCGGCGTAGGTGTCGGATCTGTTGTCAGGCAGTCTTATCGGAGTTTCCCCTACCAGCCCGGAAAAGGCTTATTAATTCTTGCCACCTTTGTAATGGATGGGAACGCCAGTACAAATCTTACGCAGCGTGTGGGCTACTTCAACACTCAGAACGGGGTGTTCTTCCAACGTGTGGATGGTGTGTATTCGTTTGTCTTGCGTTCAAGCTCTACCCCAAATCCGGGAACCCCTAGCGATATACGCACGGTCAATCAAGATGATTGGAATGGCGACAAGCTAGACGGCACAGGTGCAAGCGGTTACACGCTAGATCCTTCCAAGGCACAGATTCTGTGGATGGACTTTGAGTGGTTGGGCGTAGGGTCTGTTCGTTGCGGCTTTATTATCAACGGCGAGTACATCGTTTGCCATACATTCAATAATGCCAACGACATCACATCCGTTTACATGACCACGGCGATTTTGCCTATTAGATATGAGATCACAAGCTCTTCAGCAATAGCGGCTTCAATGAAGTCTATTTGCTGCTCGGTGGTTTCTGAGGGTGGTTTTGAGCAGACATCGATTGACCATGTAGCGCGACGCACAACAGCGTTTTCCAACATTGATACAGCGGCAACCTTCTACCCGATTGTGTCGATTCGTCTTGCCTCTGGCAGAACAGGTGCGGTTGTATTGCCAAATCGTGTTCAGTTTCTACCCCTGACTTCCCAGAACTATGAGGTGGTTCTGTTAAAGAACCCAACCTTAACGGGAGCAACATGGGCTGCTACGGTTCCTTCAGACAGCAATGTTGAATACGATATTGCCGCTACAGCAATTTCTGCCACAGGAAGTATTGTGCAAACAGATTACGTGACCAGCACGGGAAGCGGCGGGGTTTCGCAAACCAGTGCGCCAACGGGATATAACTGGGACTTGCAGCTAGGCGTGTCATTAACCAGTGTGAGCGACATTTACACGCTGGCAGTTAGAACAGTAGACGGTGCGACCAAGGGCAGTGGACTTGGGTCGATCTCTTTCTATGACTTAACGCAATAG